GCGATTGAGGCAGACTTAAAGCTACAGAAGATTCAAGTTGATCGTGTTCATGGCTGGAATAATAAAGCAAATGAGTGGAAGGCACTTTTAGAATCCATAACAAAATGAGAGAGGATCAGCAAGTGCAGAAAAAAGATAACGAAGAAACCTCCAAGATCATTATATTTCCTAAGATCAATAAAAGAGTTTTAGATAGTGTCGGTAGTACAGTTCAAGAATTAGAAGAAAAGGTTATATCAAACAAAATCAAATTTGTTGATAAAACATCGTTGGAGTTAGTCGAGGATTTGTTCTTTAAGTTGTCTATGATGGGGTTTAACCTTGATGATGAGATATATGAGAGAGACAATGTCCTTGTCTCTGAAGCTGTGAAGTCTGTTATGCTTAAGTCTATGGGAATACACCATGATTTACAGATTGCAGCAGAAGAACTTATTGAGCTTGATGACGACGAGATTGAAGAAGATGATTAAATACTTGACTTATTTGCCCAATAGGGTATAATGTATGCTGGAAACATTTAGGATTATTTAAAGTGATTATCGTCGACTTAAACCAAGTAATGATCTCTACTCTGATGATGCAGATAGGGAATCATAAGAACATCAAACTAGAAGAAGATCTTGTACGACACATGGTACTAAACTCTCTTCGCGCTCATAAGGTAAAGTTCTCCGCTGAGTATGGCGAGATGGTTATTGCTTGCGATGACAAGAACTACTGGCGCAAGCAAGTGTATCCCTATTACAAGGCTAATCGTAAGAAGGAACGTGAAGCTTCTGAGCTTGACTGGAACACACTGTTTGAGTCACTGAATAACATTCGTCAGGAACTCAAGGACTATTTCCCTTACAAGGTTATTCAGATTGAACATGCTGAAGCTGATGACATCATCGCAGTATTGGTTAAGGAATATCACAGCCAAGGTAAGCTTCTGATTCTATCTGGTGACAAAGACTTTGGTCAGCTACAGAAGTATCCCAATGTCACGCAGTACAGTCCAGTGCTCAAGAAGTATATCAGCTGTACTAATCCTGATCTATTCCTGAAGGAACATATCCTTAAGGGTGACTCGAGTGATGGTATCCCTAACTTCTTGTCCGAGGACAATGTGTTTGTTATGGGTATCCGTCAGTCACCTGTAACCTCTAAGAGACTTGCTGGTTGGATCCTACAGGAGCCTGAGCAGTTTTGTAATGAAGCTATGCTCCGTAACTATAAGCGCAACCAGAGGCTTATCGATCTTGAGTTCGTGCCTGATGATATTAAGACACAGACACTAGAACAATACAATACGCAGATCAAGGATCGTAGCAAGCTGTTTAACTATTTCATTCAATATCAATTAAAGAACTTGATGGAACACATCAATGAATTCTAAGGAGATTATCCAATGCAATTAGGTGTAGCTGAAATCTTTAAGAAGATCTCTGATGAGACAGATGCTAAGAAGCGTAAAGAGATGCTTGCTAGTCAGATTAAGAATCAGGGTGTGATTACTATTCTGAAGTATGCATTCTGTCCCACTATTAAGTTCAATCTACCTGAAGGCAGTCCACCATTTAAGCCCTGCCAGTTTGGCGACCAGCAGTCTATGTTGTATGGTAGTCTTCGTAAGATGTATCTATTCATTGGTGAAGGCAATCCAGCTGTCACTAAGAATAAGCGTGAACTTCTTTTTGTAAATATGCTAGAATCCCTTGATCCTGAGGACGCAAAGCTTCTCCTCGCGGTTAAGGACAAGAAGATGCCTTACAAGGGTATCACCAAGAAGCTTGTAACAGAAACATTTCCAGGACTAATCGAAGACAATGGGTAAGACTAATAAGACTAATAAATATAAAGATGATGACGAAGAAGAAATCGGTTATGATGCGGTAGAGTATCGTAATCGTAAGAAAGAAAAAAGAATCTCCAACGTATTAAAGAGCAAAAACATCGATGAGCTTATCAGCCTTACCGATGATGATGAAGAATTTTAACAAAGGAACCTATGATCGTGAGCAATGATAGACTGAATGATGCTTGGGGATATATGTTGTGTTTGGACCTGAGTAAGTGTGACAAATGGACCATTAGTAACGAACAGCATATTAAGAACTTTATCGATTATCTCGTTGAGAAGATTGATATGGTAGCATATGGTAATCCAATGATCGCACACTTTGCCACTCATGATATCGATAAGGCAGGGTTTAGTTTCTGTCAGATGATTGAGACCAGCAATATCTGCGGTCATTTTGTTGACAAGAATGGCAATGCATATATCGATATCTTCTCCTGCAAGCCATTCAGTAATGATGATGTAGTTGCAGCTGCGAAGCTATTCTTTAAGCCAGAGAAGGTTCGGGTCAACTACCTAACCAGAAACGCTGAGTGATATAAATACCTGTGAAGGAGTAACATGCCAATATACACCTTTTATAATAATAAGACTAAAGAGACCAGTGACATTGAGATGTCTATGGCAGAGCATGATACCTTTTCCCTAAACCCAGACTATACACAAGTGCCCGTTGCTTTGAACCTACACAGTGGTGGAGGTATCAATGGTCGCAAGATCGATGATGGATTCAATGATATTTTAAAGAATATCAAGAAGAAGCATAGTGGTGGCTATAAGTTAGGGAGATCAACAATCAATACAAAGTGATAATGTGTCGGTGATATAACAACACAACGCACAGGACATTTAAATGGCTAAGAAGCTTTCTAGGAGAGAACGTCGCGCAACCCAGTATAACAAGTCCTACGAAGAAAGAAACAACTTAACACTAGCCAATATCATTCCTATAACTGAGAATCAGAAGAACACCTATCGACTATACCGTCAGAATAAGAATCTATTGTTATATGGCACAGCTGGTACTGGAAAGACATTTGTCTCTCTATACCTGGCACTGTCTGAGGTTCTATCCGGATATTCAAAATATAAGAAAATCATTATAATAAGATCAGTAGTTCCCACCAGAGACATGGGCTTTCTACCAGGCAACAGCAAGGATAAGTCAGCAGTCTATGAGGCACCATATAACTCTATCTTATCAGAGTTATTGGGTAGGAGCGATGCTTATACTTTACTTAAATCTAAAGGTATAGTAGAGTTTATGACTAGCTCCTTTGTAAGAGGGATAACGTTAAAGGATTGTATTGTTATCGTCGATGAGTTTCAGAATATGGTGGATGAAGAACTTCATTCCGTCATTACACGTGTTGGTGATAACTGCAAGATACTGTTCTGTGGTGACTGCAGGCAGAATGATTTAAGGAAAGAGAAGACAGGATTCTATAAGTTCGTACAGATCCTATCCTCTATGCATAGCTTTGGTATAATTGAGTTTAACATAGCAGACATTGTACGGAGTGAGACCGTAAGAGATTACATTATAAAGCGTGAGATATATGAGACAGATAAAGCCATTCAAACATCGCCTAGTTGAGGATACATTCAAGCTAGAGAGTACAGATACGCCGAGTGGAAGATACTATGTGTTACCTGATGGCAGTAAGATGCCATCAGTAACCACTGTGTTAGGCTGGCAGAAGAAAGACTCTCTAAAAGAGTGGAGACTTAGAGTAGGCGAGGAAGAAGCGAATAGGATATCTAAGTATGCTGCCAACAGAGGCACAAAGGTCCATGCAGTCTGCGAGAACTATCTAAACAACAAGCCTGACTACCTAGACAATGCTGATATATTGACTCAGGATATGTTTAGTTCCATCCAACCTATACTGAATGAGAGGGTAGATAATATATATGGGATCGAATCAGCACTGTATTCTAATCATCTTGGTCTCGCTGGTCGCTGTGACTGTATTGCTGAGTTTGATGCCAGACCTAGCATTATTGATTTCAAAACCTCCACTCGATTAAAGAAAAAAGAATGGATCGAAGATTATTTCCTCCAAACAGCATGCTATGCGGTAATGTTCGAAGAGAGAACCAATATCCCAATACCAAATCTAGTGATTATTATAGCAGTAGAGAATGAATCACCACAAATCTTTATAGAGAAACGTGATACATGGATTGGTGAAGCTATAGATGTAATAGCAGGATATAATGCAGCCCAATGGCTTGCAGGAGAAGATATCGATTAAAGTCGTTTAAAAGATATATATTTATGATGGGGAAAAACAATGGATAAAAACATGGGGGTACGTGATGGAAGGCGATGATGAACTGAATAAGGTCAAGCTGACGTTCATTGCATGTCGTGTGCCGGTGAGATTCAAAGAGAAGATAGATGCATACGCTCACTCTCGTGATATGTCTGTATCGCAACTCATGCGGAAATTGCTGAAAAGAGAGATGGAAGACAATGGTGTGCCACCGATATCTGGCTGGAGCATGCATGACAAGCCATAACTCCTTGATATCATTAGATAATCATATCTCTTGACTTATTTGTTATTATACCGTATACTGGTTGTATGATGAATGATGGAGTGAAAATGAATATCCTTAAGATCCTGATGAATACACAGTTTACCCCTTTCGCTGAGTTTGACTATGTGCCCGATGGTGGCGTTTCGGAGCATGCCAAGATCGGTAAGTATAAGGATATGGTCGTTCTCATCGATGGTACTTCCAAGGACCCAAGCACCATTGAAGTGTTCGAACAGTCCGGTGAGTGCATCTATAGAGGATACGTGACTAAGGATGGTCTTGGCATCCGCGAAGTAGATGTTGGTGGTCGTAGGAGCTAACTCCTTGATTTCATTACCTATTCCCTGGATACGTTAACGACCTAATATATCTTTAGGTGCAAGCTTGATTCTAATTGATTTTAGAGTATAATGGTTGTTGATGAAACCTGAGGAACTAAAAATGAAAACCACCCGCCACCCTTACATTTTAGGGTTAGAATCAGCAGACAGACTTTATAAAGGCAAAAAGTTAAGCCGCACCCCTAAGAGGGGAACAACCCACAATATTTTTAAGCCCGGAACCCAAGAACATCAAGATTGGGAAGAAGGTTTTAATTTTCATCACGGTCACCACCCCAAAGACGAATTCAATATACGTTAACGACCTAAAGAATCTTTAGGTACAATATAGGTTTTATGCCGTTTTGTAGTATAATGGTTGTGATGATAACTGAAAGGTCTAAAATGTTTTTGATTGCTATTTCTGAGAGTGACCCTCTTTGCCTGGGTCGGTTTGAAACCCTTGAAAATGCTTATGATTTTATCGCGGATCGTGATACTGATATCCTTAACCCATGGCTTGAAGGGCATGATTTTGTAGTGGTTGATGGTAAAAAGAACTATCTTCTGATCTCTGATTGTTGGACTGAGGTTAAAGGGTCTCTAACTCCTTCAAATCTTTACTAAATCTATTTGCTTGACTTATTTGTTATTATAACTTAGAATGGTTGTATGATGAAAACTAAGGAAGCTACTATGACCTACACCTTCGACGAAGATATCGTTTCGGACCTCCATAAAGACGCCTTTGGGTTTCGCCCATCCTCGAGCTGGTGGTGCCGCTGGAATGAGGGTTCTGATGACACTAAGCAGAGCATATGGAATTCTCTAACAGTTGATCTGGAAGTGACCATGGCCGAAGAGAAGGCTGCGTTCGAACGTGCTATCGCTGAGTACGAAGTGCGGCTGGCTGGATATATCAGTATCGGTGCCAAGGATCGCGCCACAGCTATTCGCTGGTTGGTTCAGTCCCTTGAGCTCACCGAAGCTGACAAGTGGTATGGTGCATCGCTGATCTGCTACAAACTTGGTCTTCCCCACCAGATGCAGCCTGAGTTCGCTGAATTCAGTAAGTTCGAGGGAGTGGTCTGATGACCTGGGCTTACGTGCACCGCAACCTAAGACCTGCTGGAAAGGGTATCTGCCCTGTTTGCACGGGCACTCTTAGGGTTCCAGCTGGCGACGACAAGTACAAGACTATGTATGCTGGCTATGATGCTCTTACTGATACTCAGCGCTGCTATAACTGTGGCGGTCAGACCATGTCAGGGATATCATCTGGTGTGGTGAACCTTCGTTCTGATGGCACTCCCTGCACTCACGAATACACCAGTAAGAACATCGGAAGATGCTTTACTGATTATACATGCACCCATTGCGGGCATAACTACTCTATTGACTCAGGAGATTAAGAATGTTTAGTGTATATGATTATAATGCTGAGGGTGGTCCCACAGGCTTTAAGATCGAGTTCCCTAACAAACATATCGTGTCAGTGATCTGGGGGAAGGGTGCTAGTGCTGACTTGCACACGGCTGAGGTCGCTATCATTAAGCCTGATGGCTCCTTCTATCCTCTTGGCGGTCAGGACACTTGGGCTTGGAGAAATCCCCAGGAAGTCTCCCAGCTGATCTTCTTCGCGTCGATGCTATGATTACCAGAGAAGACATCGAACAGTACTATGACAAGGTCGTCCAGGACTTTAACCGACGCATCATAAAAGAGCGCACGCCGACTCCTGAGGAGCTTGCAGAGGAGGATCCTAAGATAGCGTACTTCTATGAGCGCCAGTTTCTGAAACACGCCTGGGTGCCTCCTGAGGTCGCCCTAGAGATGATGGAGCAGGAGTATAACCCCTTTGATGAAAATGACGTGGATGAGTTCTATTCAGAGATCGTGAAGCAGTATGTCCTTGATATCGTTAAGGAAAAGAAGAAAAACTCCAAGAAGAACATCATCAAGTTCCCTAAGAGGTCTGTAACCCCTTGATTTCATTACTATAATTATTTGCTTGACTTATTTGTTATTATAACTTAGAATGGTTGTATGATAAATGATGGAGTTGAAATGATTAAGGTTTTCCACTATACCTCGCCTGGGGTTCGTACTCACGTTGCTAATGTATATACAAGCAGCCTGGAGGAAGCTTTCCGCTTGACCCAGAATATCGATGGTTCCTGGTCGCGTGGCCAGTTCTTCGAAGATGGCGAAGAAAATAGTGACTTTGACAATCGCGTTGAGCTTTTGGTCCCTCTTATCCAAGATGATAATGGTAAGATTTTCGGTCTCCGCTCTACCATGATGTTTGATGAGATGGAGCTGAATGACAAGATCTCGATCAGGATCTATGTGGTGAAGGCTGCTGGTTTTGCTCTGAAGTCGATTACCCCTTTCGAAAATATCAATCCAATTGGAGTCGCTTAATATGACTGTCGGTGTTGTTAAGATGAGAATTTTCAATCGTGGTCTGGATGACCTTATGGCTAACATTGAAGAAAATACCTACTGGATGTTCAAGGATGCTGAGGAAATTGGCTCTTCGGATATCTCCGCTTGTGTTCGCAATGTTCTGAACGATTACTATCCTGGTGAATTGGCTCAGGCTACGGCTCAGGAATTTGCTCTTGTCAGCAACTATGTTCACAACTGTATCAATGCACTGTATCAGTGAACTTCCGAGGGCTGCTTAACATGTTTCTTAATGCTAAGATCGTATACAATAAGTTGCTGGGTGGCTGGTACATCGTTCGTGGTAAGCATCAGACCCCCATCAGTGGTCGCTTTGAAAGCAAGGAAGCTGCCATGAACTGGGTATTGTCACGGAGGACTGCTTAATATGTTGAAATTTGATGAAGACAATCTTCGCGATGTCGCTGAGGTTCTGATTAAGATTAATCCTAGTCTTGATGGATTTTATGTTGACTATGTGATGGATAGGATGCGTGCCAATGCCGAACAATGCTATGCGGAAGATCCCAACTTTGGGTATTTCTCGATTTATGGTTATGTCCTGACCCTATATAATGGGAGTGGTGATAAGCCTAGCATCAAGGCTAGTATTTGTGCTTACACTGTCATGACATTCCTCAAGGATAATCGTCTCCGTTTGAACAAGAAGGCTGCTTAATATGAAACAGATTATGAACTGCTTTGGTACCATTATGATGATAGTTGGTGTACCCATCTTCGCCTATTTTGGCACCAAGATGTTACAGATGGGCTACACCTTTGATGCTGTCCTAATGTATGGATGTGCCTTGACTGCTTTTTACTGCAGCTACCTGATGTTTAATATCGCCATGGATGAAAAATGAGTAATCAACGTCCAGGCAAGTTTCACAAGACCGCTGCCTCTAGCAATATCTCTGATGCCAGCGACCGATCATTATATGCCTTCTTTCGTCGAGCTGCTGATGCACTAAAGGAATTTGGCCACGAAGATGCTGCATTCTACTTCGAGCAGGTAGAAGATCATCTTAAGGGTGGTGGCAAGCTCAATGATCCTATTGGTAAGGTGCTTGGTGTCTAATGACAGATCTAATTGAAAAGTATGCTATCATTATGGCAGAAGGTAATAATGGTGGTTCATGGGCGAATCACTATACTGATAGTCAGAAAGATGTTTGGCGAGCTAGATCAGAAAAGCTTATTAAGGATCTTAAAATGGAATTAACTCCAGCTCTATAAGTATTCCTAGTTGCGGCGCTGCCGGGTACACCTATCGAAGCGACGTTCGACGACGACAAGCTGGTGTCGTGGCGTGTCTTGTCAGAAGTTTTGTAAAAAGGGAGCGGCAGAGATGGAATGGCTAATGATCGGTGGGGTTGTTTGGGTGGTGTTGTTTATCTGGCTAACCGACGACATGGATGCGCCGCTACCCGCGTTGCCCGGAGTATTGGCGATTTTAATTGGCGCCGTTGGGTCAGTCATCGGCAAGTAAGGGAGCCGCCTTGTCTTATCTCATAACCAATCTACCAGCCCAACATGTCTGGGTCCGCAAGGAATACCTGCGCGACCTAGAGGACGGGCATGGCGAGTTCGTCAAAGGCATCTGGGTTAGCGCCAAAAGCATCCCCGGACGGGCTTTGTATTTCGAGACATACCTACCCCACTATGGTGCGATGTTTGATAAGCTGCCTCTTTCGGCTTTCGTAGCATCACCAAAAACGCCGGACCTGGATTTGCCATTGACCGACCTGCAATTTTGGAACTGTATGGACTATGGCATTGTGTCTGTAATCAAACAGTTTACTGCCTCTATGGTATATGAGGCTAGGATAAAATCCGGCGTCTCGCTGCGTGGCACATATGTATGCACCTTGGATAACTATCATCCTGCACCCGACACCATTGACTACTCGACCAGCGAGACGCCAAGCGAACACAAAAGCATGAACATCGTCGAACTGGAAAATGGCCAATATTGTGCCTATCCAAACAACAGGCTGCGGATCATAGATACATCGCTATCGCCCAAGAAGCTACTGGTGCCTGATTTTAAATGCTCAACCAAGTTCTTTGCCGTTGAAAATGAAGTCGAGGCAAAGACCTATGGTGACACAGATGCATATCATTATTAATATGACATGACTAAAACTGATTGACTTAATTACCATTTGACCTTATACTATTGTTATGACCGAATCAGAGATTATGCATATCCTAGCACGTGTCGCGGAGGCTTCAGAGCCTTTCGCGCAAGCACGTGTTGCAGCTGCACTCATTTATAAGAATGAGATACTGGCTATTGGCACCAATAAGAACAAGACTCATCCCTTTCAGAAACGTTTCTCTCCTAATGAAGATGCTATCTTTATTCATGCTGAGAATGATGCCATATACAATGCACTCAGGAAGTATGATACTGAGACAGTAGCCAAGTCTAAACTCTATATATCCAGGATGAAATGGGTAAATAGCAGTAAGCTGTTGTTCGTTCAGGGTCTGGCCAAGCCTTGTGCTGGTTGCTCACGTGCTATTGCTACTTTTAATATTAAACATGTATGCTACACCATCGAAGAGAAAGGTTATGACTACCTATGAATATTTTCTTTTTAGATTATTGTCCTAAACAGGCTGCTGAGTATATGGTAGATAAGCATGTAGTCAAGATGATCCTAGAGTCAGCTCAGCTACTATCCACGGCTCATAGAGTTATCGATGGTATAGAGTATGAAGGCAAGACTCAGACCGGTCGTAAAGCCAGGAGATGGAAACTGGAGGATGGTCGCGAAGAAATTATGTACTCTGCCACTCATATCAATCATCCCAGTGCTGTATGGTGTCGTAAGTCTGTTGAGAACTATGTCTGGCTGGTAGATCATATGTTTTCTCTAATGGATGAATACACTCATCGCTATGGTAAGATACACAAGGTTCGCTCTAGTGGTATGAGCTATCACCTACAGTCACCACCATTTAACCTAAAGGAATGGGACTTTACTATTCCTCCCTCTGCCATGGCTACTGAGTATGTTCTAGGTGATGATACTATTGCCAATTATAAAAATTATTATATAAAGGGCAAGTCTCACCTACACAAGTGGACTAAGCGAGACATGCCTTACTGGATGGAGAATCCTATTCCCGCTTAATATAAATAGTTGATGAATCAAAGCTTCAGGACTATTATGATATCTCTATCCCAGTATCTCTTCGAGTCTGTAAAAACTCCTGCTGGGGGGATTCAGCACATCGAGCATCCCTCAGATAGAACCTTTGATGGTGAAGAAGCTACTAAACATGCTATCGATACTCTAAGAGGGGCTAATGCAGGATCTGCACCTCTATCACGCAAGATTGATGATAAACTGTCTTACCAAGTTAAAAGAGATGCTAGTGGTAAGGTTGGAGTAAAGTATAAGGGTGCTGGGTCACATTATAACTATTCAAATGAAGATATCGATACTCAGCATGGGCATAAGCCATATCTAGCCCATCCTCTAAAGCAGCTCCTAGAACATCTACCTAAAGTGTTACCCAAGCGTGCTGGTGAATATCAGGGTGGCTATATGTCATCATCTGCTGATCGTAAGATTGTCAATGGTCGTATCAGTCATAAGCCAAACACCATTGAATATTCTGTGCCTACTGATACCGAAGAAGGTAAGAAGCTTCAGAACTCTAAAGTCAGTACTGTCATTCATAGTGAACTCAAGGGTCCAGATAGAGAAGCTTCGTCAATTACGGATACCTCTGAGTTCAGACAGCACCCAGACGTTCATCAAGTAAGTCCAATTGTTTCACATGATGAACAGCATAGTGTCAGTCCAATAACAAAGCGTCAGGTGGCTAATCACTTAGATCAAGCTGAAAAGCTTATGAAGAGTCATACCTATGAGCATCTAGCTGGCCATGAACAAACTCTACGCACATATATCAATTCAACAGTAAGAAGTGGTGAGACTCCTTCTACTGAAGGATATATGGGGCATTTAAACAATCATCATCAAAAAAGAATTGAAGGTGTAAAGACTGAAAAGTCAAAGTCTACTAAGAGAGCAGAAATGCAAGCAGCTCTTACTCATCTCAAGGGCAATAAGAAATCATTTGATCGTACCTTTAAGATTCATGGTCATGCACAGGCTGCAACTAATCTTCTAGCAAGAGGGTTAAGTAAAACAGCACATGGTGGTTATCATCATACTATAGATGGTGAAGAAACTGGACCAGAAGGTTTTGTTGCTAATGGACTAAAGATTGTTGATCGCTCAGACTTTAGTGCAAAAAATTTGAAAGCTAATGACAAATTTAAAAATAAAGCACCTAATTACCCAGGAATAAATAGAGCAGCTAGAGCAATTAAAGCAGTATCGCCCAAATTAGGTAAGAAGGTATAACATGGGAAGCTTCCTAGAAAAAATCGCGAAAAGAATCGCTAATGCTAAAGGCGGTCACAGCGCAGTAGTTGATGGTCTTACCATGACAGGTGATACACCAAACGCAGTTGTTATCAATCCTGATATTCAGATGAGGACTGAAGGCTTCAAAAGGTTTTTATCATTAGTAGTAGAAGCTAAAAAAAAAGATCTAGCAGCTGAACCTGAAGATCAAGAAGAAGGCACTCAAAATAAAGCTGGTGTTCTTCACGAAGCTCTAGTACATAGAGCATTAGTCAATAATCATGGTGCCGGAGCTATCACTTTTAATGATGGTAGAGAAACTGTCGATCAAGCTCATGATAGAATTGCTTCTGATCTTTTCGGTGCAGATTATGCAAGTCATACAAAATACAAAGACATGGCCAGTAAAGCTGCTGGAACTGCAGAAACCATCGTAAAAAATGAAGGTCCTCGCTATAAACCTACTTCATCTAAAGTTGCTTGGTCATCAAAACACGGTGATGTTGAAAGGGTTACTGGTAAGAAAACAACACAAAGCGGTGATGCTTCAGACTTATATATTGATCATACACATCTAACTGATCCCAAAGAGAGATACAGTGGAATAAGTCTTAAAACTGTCAATAAGAAAAAAGGTACAGCTCCTGTAAGTGCAGGTGGTCTTGGTAGTCATGATAAAACTTTTGGTATTGATAGCAGTGCTCATATTGATAATGCTAAAAAAGAAGTTATGGATCTACATAAAGATAAATTTGAAGCAGCAAAAGATAAAAATGGAAAATTGACAAGCAGTGCTGCTAAAGCATTGATGAAGAATCATCCAGAAATAGCAAAAGCAGAAAGAGGATCTAGAACTAAAGCACTACAAAGTATAGCATCTGGTTATGTTGGTGCTTTTGAACAAATGGATCCAAAAAAGCGCGGAGAAGTTCTTAGAGAATCTATGCGTGCTAATGATACCGGTTTTAGACACACTCGTATTACTAGTGGTGGTTCTAATAATGATTATGACCATAAAGTTCAACAGCCAGTAACAGAACACAATCAATATCTAAACGATCCAGATAATCTTCATGCTGAAATTCATGGCGGAAATGGAATACATACATTCCACCTAGATCCTAAAACTGGTGTTAAAACTTATCTTCATAAAATAAGATTTAAAGCTGCTGGCAGTGCAGGAATTTTTGGATCAACAAAAACTTCTGGTGAAGGATATATGAAACAACCTAAGTCTATTGATAAAGCTACCGGTAGACATTCTGATCCGGATCATCCTGTTCAGGTTGAAACGGAAACAAGTCCTGCTCCGGCAGCTTCTGAAAATAAACCAGCTGCATCGTCTTCAGAACCAGAACGCCACCACACGTTATTCTGGGGTCGGGCTAATCCTCCTCATGCTGGTCATGAGCAAGCATATAATGTTGTAAAGAAAGTTGCTCGTAAAAATGGTGGCACTTCAAGTATGGTTCTTTCGCGTACACATGATACCAAAAGAAATCCACTTACTCCTGAGCAAAAAGAAAAGCATGCTAAGAGAGCCTTCCCTGATGTAAACACTTCTGTTGCTGATCCGGAACATAACGGTTTCTTACAACAG